AAGGGATAATAATCTATATATTTAATCAAGCCCTTATATATTTGATCTTCTAAATAAATGAAAAAATCTTTTATTTCTTTTTCAGTCTTAGGATTTACCGGATCTAATATTCTTACAGGAGCTGCTGGAACATCTTCCATCCTATATTTAAATCCGTCTTCATTAATCCCATATGTAACGCCATCTATTTCTTTGTATGACCATCTATTCTTATGTGCTTCTTCGGCTCTTGAGTCTATGTAGTCAAGGACTAAATCCTGGTCTATTTTAAAAGCATTTCTAACCACCACTATGCCAGGTGCTAATTCTTCTGCTTCAAAATCTGCTATTTCTTTTATGGTTGTTTCATCAAAATGAGGAGATACTGGATATGCAGTGGAACTCATTCTTGATTCATCTTTTTGAAAAAAAGAACTACTATCTTCCATCATCCCAATACCTCATCTATAGCTTCTCTGATAGTCCACCCAGCGCCTTGGATTCTAGGAGTTTCGTCTAATGGCATATCTTGCCAATTAAACCTAGATATCATTATTCCATCTCTGCTAACTAAAAACTTTTCATAGTTATGAGAAATTCTTGCCAATGCTTGACCTGCTAAATTTTGTCCTTTTTGAGCTTTTTCACTACTGTCTGCTGCAAAGTCTGAATAAGCTCTTTTTTCATAACCTTTAAGAAATGCAAAAGCTTCGTGTTCATTTTTTCCATTTACTTCAACTTTTTCAAAAATAGGAAAAGTAACAAAAGGATAATTGTGGTTAATAAAATCTGCTATTTGTTCATTGGTTCCAGGATCCATTGATCCAAACTGATTGCAAGGAAATGCTAATACGGAAAAACCTCTATCGCTAAATTCTTCATGCACTGACTGTAATTGGCCAAGTTGTCTACATGTTCTTGCGTAAGACCATAATTTTGAACACTGTGGTTGATAGCCATATTTACTAGCTATATTTACTACTAAAGTTATTTTACCTTTGAACTCAGAAAGATAGTTTTCTCTCCCATGTATTGAAGAGACTGAAAAATCATAAAAAGACATTATTTAACTCCAACAAAAGAAGTTACTAGATATTGATCTATCTCTAGCACTCCAGATATTTTATTATCTTCTATTAAATCTGCAGTTATTGATATAGTTGTTTTAATCGGAAATTCTGTTTCTAAGGAACAATGAAAAGTATTGTGCTCGAACGTAGCGTTATCGAATGTTGAAGATCCTTTTTCGTGAGACACTGATCCAGAAAAAAAAGAATTTGTTGTTTCTATATTTAACATATATTGCTCTTCACCAAATGGAGTATTTACAGCTAGTGTCCACTTCCCTAGTATGTTTAATGAATTAATTATTTGGGTCATAAGATAATTATATCACACAATAATATTTTTATTCGTAAAAAAAACCACCAGTAGAAAGGGCTAAAGGCGGATTGTCTTTGTGCCAAACGTTTACGACTAAGACTTGCCTAATCCCAGATTTAGCAGGTGTTGTACCGTGTACTAGGTGGCCGGCATCAAAAATTATCAGCCTATTTCCCTTATACGCTATTCTTTCTCTATCTTCTATTGGCGATAGGTATTCTTGATCTTTAATTTTATCTAAAGATTCTTTACTGCCATTTGTTAATTTATTTTTATGGATTTCTAAAAAACCACCATCTTCATTTTCTATGCCGTAGTAAATGCACCCAGAAACAGGACCTTGAAACATTTTATTTTCTTTATACAGAAAAGTATCTTCATCTACGTGAACATCTATGTACTGACCGGGAGTGTATGATCTGGTCCAATACTCAAAACCAACTATGTCGTCATGTGGCCACTCCATATTTTCTGACCAAATTTGTTTTATAACTTGTTTTTTTAATGTATCTGCTGGACTTCTCCACCAGCCATCCCAAAACATAAATGGAGAGTAACAGCTAGAAGATTCTTCGTGATACATCATTAGATGAGCAGCTATCTTGTCTTCATTTCCCATTGATTGAGGAAAAAATAAACTATCTTTTAGCACTTCGTCATATAGATCTTTGTCTAGGTAGTTATCTTTTACTATCATAAAAATTAATGCCAATTATACAGCTAACCCTCATAGGCTGGGTGTGGTGTTTTTTTAATTTCTCGATACTGCTTAATCAATTCTCTATCTTGCAAGTAGATATTTTTGCCTATAATATCAGTAATAGTATTATTTTTTTCTTTATAAGAAGGACCGCTACAGTACGCTTTGTCCAGAATATCTACAGAAGTAGTTGAAAGTATATCTAATTCATTTTCAATACAAAATTTATATATTTCAGTTTCAAAAAATGTTTTTTCTTTTTCTATCATAGAACTTGGAATATCCAAATCTTCTGGATAGTTCTGAAATAAAGAACCTAATGTTCTATATCTTAATTTTGACATAAACCATTTCTTAAATTTTTCTGGAACAATTGAGTTTTCTTCTATAGACTTTCTTGGATCTTCATCACCACTTAGATATAGAGACAAAACAGTATCAGGCTGAGATTCTGCTAGTTCATCTAATGCATCTTGCGGAATTGCCCAGTCTGTGAATGCTTGATTGCATCTAACCGCAATATTGCTCTCAGAGTTCCATGGATCTTGATTTAGTAAATTCCATTCATATGCCATTTTTACAGCATGAGCAAAAGTTCTGCAGTAGTAAACACGAATAGGCCAGTCTTTATAATTTCTATCATTAAGTTCGTTAAAATACTCTACTTTTACTATGTAGATATTAGACATTGAGGATAAAAAAACCGTCCACCCCTGTACGTGTTCGCCACCAAGCTGACTTTGATCACACATACCTGATGCACCTTCTTTATTCATATCCAAGAATCCAACTGCAGCGTAATCCTCAAGATCACATCTTCTAGAATCATCCACCGGAGAAGAAACTCCGCCTTGTGCTTCTTGGTAATTGCTTACAGATTGCATTATCATAAAACCGTTTTTATTTTTATCATAAGAATCACTTAGTACGTCTTCAATAAATTCATAGTTTTCAAATTGTATATCTTCTGTATAATTTTGTGAAACAACTCTATATACAAAATCAGTCTTATAAATATTAATTTTAGTAAAAGCTATTAAGGTCTTACTGCCAATGTCATATATGTCATAGTTTATATATTGCTGCAATCCGGCAGGGTGAACTGTATTTAACGTAAATTGCTCTTTAATAGACGTTACGGCATAACAGGCATAGTTAGACGGATTATATTCTTCAATTGCTTTATACTGCATTTACACTCCGATTATAAGGAAGATATCTTAATGTCTATATCTTTTATCTTACAAATTATATCATAAATATCATTTTGCGCTGTGCTGTTTTCAGCAGGCGTAAAGCTGTCTTCGTCAAATTCTTCTGGATCGATACCCAACACCGACAGCCTCAAGATTAAGGCTTTTTCAAGTTCTGCTTTTACCAACTGGTATGCTTCTTTTTTTTCTTCAGAAGATAGAGTAAATTTCATATATTATTCTTCTAATAAGGATATTTGATTATTTAAATTTTCTAGTGAATCAAGAGCTTTTTTTAGATTTTGTCGTGTGCTTATAGTCCTTAAATCTGTTGGATCAACTGATGAATCTTCCACTTCAAATGAGGTTTCATCAAAACTGTCTGGATTAATTCCTAGCTCTGCTAGACCTGTATATACTTTTTTTTCATATTTTAGAATATTTTCTTGTAATATTTCTATTTTTGCGCTTTTTTCTATATTGTTAAAGATCATTATTTTTCCTTTGCGTGAAAACTTATTTTAATATAGTACTTAAATTTACTAGAATTTGCAGCCTAGGACTCTAGTCATTTTGTTGGATCAACAAGGTTTAATAGTCCATCATGCTTTGGCCCTATTGCATTTCCATTTTCATCCAAGCCAGTTCTGATTCCGTTCATCCAAGTCCAAGGCTGCTCATGAAGTTTCTTCATTTTTGCGTCCCCGTATGATTGACGTTTAGCCATTAATTCTGGTTTATCCCAAAGATTTTCAACTACTACTTCTGCATTTTCTAGGAGATCATTCTTGTAAATATTAAAAAACATAAATGGCATTCCTGCTTCAAATCTAACTGGTTCACCAATCTTGGTTATCTTCCAGTTCATGTTAAATTCATCAGGCCACCAAGAGCTTGGTATAGTAGCGGACAATGGAACAGCTCCATCTATAAAATAATTAGGAGAACCTGTTATCCACGTGTCATAACCATCTTCAGTATTGATGGCCCATCCTGTGGCAAAAGAAATTATTCCTATTATAGAAGGTATTACCACTGGTCTTCCATTCAACAACTCACCCTCTAGAACTCTAGGTGTAGTATTCCCGCCATCCCATTGAACTACTACATCCTGTTGTAAAACTAACTCCCAACCGTTAACATTAGCTGCTGTCATTGGAAGGCACTTGTAAGCATGCTTCTTGTAAGTTTCATCCATCCAGTCTCTTTTAAGTCTAGACTGCTTTATGTCTGGCGGATTTTGATGAGTCTTAGTTAGGGTTATTCTAGTCATCTTAAAGTTTTTTAAGGGTAACTCCAGATTCTTCTTTAGTTTCATCTTGAGAGTTTGCTATTTGATGATATTCTTTATTGTTGTCTTTATAATCAAACATTGTAACTGCTGAATACTTAGTACCTTCAGTCACGGGCATCGCTCCATGGGCAAATATATAAGTTGATGGAAAAAACAGCACATCTCCTTTTTTTGGTTTAAACTTTAGATTGATATAAGGAAACCAGAGTTCTCCACCTTCATAATCATCATTCAGATATACTAAGGAAGAAAGGGTACACGTGTATGAAAAACCGTGATCTGTGTGAACTGAAAAATGTTGTCCAACTTCGTATCTTACAAAGTTGATAGATTCCATAAATTCCATTTTAAAATTATATCTAGCTTCATAATCTGCTAGACACTTTTTTAATATTGCGTCTGTATCATCGTAGATATTTTTAATTTCTTTTAGCTCTTCCGGCAAATTAGGCCAATGAGCTGGGCCTACTTTAAGGTCAACGCAATCTCTATAATCGGGCATAGGTGTGTTGTACCCAACGGTAGCAACATTCCATTTAAAATATTCATGGTCACTATCCTTAAGGGTTTCCTCTAGTCTACCAATAATATTTAGCTCATCTGACATTACGTCTCTATACAAGATGATTCCAAACTTAGGATCTTCTACGTTATAAATTTCCATTTTTTCCTTAGTGTACTTGACTTTTAGTTCTGCTATAATATATCACATAGTGCAAAGTAAATCAAACCAGGTTGGAGCCGCAAAATGGACAAATCCCTAATACAGCCAGGACACTTTGGCAAGGATATTGATAACATAAAATTATACAAAAATTTTGTTGACCTAGAAGATCTTAAAGTTATACAAAAGTTTTTACCTACAATTTCAGAATGGATGGACGCAGGCGAGAATCAGTATGCCGACGATGGCACTTGCGTATATGACGCTTCTTACTGGGCGAATAGACAATGTAGTTGGGATATACTTCAAAGAATAAATATTGATATCTATAATATTATAGAAAAATATATTCAAAAAATGAGAAAATGCTTAGAAGATTCTTTCAAAGTAGCATTGTCAACAAGACCACCGGTGATAATAAAATGGCGTCCAGGGATGGAACAGAGGCCTCATGCTGATAAACAGATGAATGATGGAAGACCTAATCCATTCCCAACATATGATATAAATTCTTTAATTTATTATAACGACGATTTTGAGGGTGGGGAGTTGTATTATCCAGACCACGATCTAATAGTTAAACCTCAACCAGGTTTAGCGGTAGCTCATCCAGGAGACATAAACTACCTTCATGGGGTAAAACCAATTATTTCTGGAGAAAGATATACTACTCCGTCTTTTTATACAATTACAGAATTGAGATAAAATGGATAAGATTCATGTTATTAAAAATATTATAGATAAACAAGATTTAGAACAAATTATATTCTATCTAAAAAATACTACAGTTACAATTGACGAATCTGGCTATTCACCATATGGTGTTTATGCTGGGAATGGCAGCCCTGTTCTTCCTGAGCTATTGGGCAAGTACTATAATGTGTTGAAAGATATTATGGAAACTTCATTTGATTGCAAGGTTTATGATGAGGGAGTAAGTAGTGTAGTAGAAATGAAGGCTGGGGATTCAATGCCAGTTCATCTAGATCATGGATCTGCTCAAAATCAAAGTGTTGGATTAAAAACTGGAGCTGGATATCCATCCAGAGACCTTAGTTCGGTACTTTATTATAATAACGATTATGAGGGTGGGGAAATTTATTTCCCTGAACAAGATTTACTTATTAAACCAGAACCTGGAATGTTTATATGCTTTCCAGCTAAAGATGGGTTTCCTCACCAGGTCAAAGAAATAAAGAGCGGATACCGTTGGTGTTCTACTAACTTTTGGTGCATTAAAAAAGATTAAGCTTGCAAGTCACCTAATGCGACCCAAGTATCTGTAGCTCTTTTTATTAAAGTAACAGAAGACCACTGTGCTCTAAGCTTAAGTCCTGGGGTAGCGTTTATTGTTACTCCACCAGTTGCGGTAATTGTAGTCATTCCTGCTCCTGTTTGAAGTATTGTTATTTGCGTTCCAACTGGAAAAGCTACAGAAGAGTTTAAAGGAACAGTTAAGGTATTAGCTGAAGCATTACTCATTTCTACTAATTTATCTTTGTCCGCCAAGACCAGTGTATAGCTAGCTACTTGAGCGTTAGTTACGACATTAGAAGAAGCAAAGTCTAATGATATTGTTCCATTGCCAACTTGCAATTTCTTATTGGTGCTATCCCAAGAAAGTCTAGCATCTGTTGTAGATGATGTGGTTGAGAGTGTTAGAGTAGGAGTATTGGTTACTGGGCTAGTAAAAGTTTTATTAGTAAAAGTTTCTGTTCCTGCAAGTGTAGCAAGGGTACCTGAAGTTGGAAGAGTTACGTTGGTATTAGCACCTACCGTAAGGGTAGTAGTAAATGCTCCAGATGTTGTAAAGTTTCCACCAAGGGTAATAGTATTAGCACCGTTATTTACTCCTGTACCACCGTAGGTCGATCCAATTAATGTTCCATTCCAAACACCGGTAACTATCGTGCCTAGTGAGGTAATATTAGTTGTTGCCGCATTGACCCAGTTGGTTCCATTATATCTTAAAATTTGAGCAGTTGAAGGACTTGTAATGACAGCATCAGACAAGTCATCCAATGTTACGGTACCTATGCTCCCAGAAGGTCCTGTTGGCCCAGTTGGCCCTGTGGGGCCAGTTGCTCCAGTCGCACCTGCTGGTATGGTAAAGTTAAAGGTAGCAGCGCTTGATGTTCCAGCATTTGTGACGACTACTGAAGATCCAGCTGCTCCTGTTGTTACTGTACCTACAGCTATGGTAGCAGCAGCTCCAGCAGCTCCAGTAGCTCCAGTAGGTCCAGTGGGCCCTGTGGCTCCAGTAGCTCCAGTCGCTCCAACCTCAAGACCCGCTACGGCTATGTAAACAGATACTCTAACTGAACTAGCAGAAGGAGGAGAATCAAAATAAACCGTTATAGTGTTACTGGTAGTAGCTTCCCAGGAGGTTAAAATTAAACCATATGGAGAAGCAGCCTCTCTAACGGTTACACTTACGTCTCTACTACCAAAGTTATGAGTAAGAACAAATGATGTACTAGTTCCATCGCCTATTGTGGCGTTATAAACTGTGCCAGCTAAACTAGCAGCACTAGTAAACTCTACAATAGTATTAGAACTATTTTTATAAAATAACTTTCCATCTGCATAGTTTAATGCTAGCTCGCCATGATCCAGGGTTGTAGGAGCTTGAGTCGGAGTTGAAGATCTTTTTATTTTAATAGTGTTAGACATCTAATTATCCTTTACTTAAACCCTGGTGGGAAATATGGTGGGAAATATGGTGGGAAATAAGGTGGGAAATATGGTGGAAAATATGGTGGGAAGAATGGTGGGAAGAACGGTGGAAAGAATGGTGGAAAGAATGGTGGGAAGAACGGTGGAAAGAATGGTGGAAAGAATGGAGGGAAATAAGGTGGAAAGAACGGTGGAAAGAACGGTGGGAAATAAGGAGAATACTTAGTGTAAGCTACGTCTTCTTTTCTAGGATAAACTGTATTGGCTGCAGGGGATGATGATATGATCTCATCTAGTCTAGTTAAATTGCCACCAGAAGGATCATTCAAGTTGGTATTAGATACAGTTCCGTACGTCAAAGCCCGCTGCTGTGATCTTAGGATCAGCAACAACGGGCTTATCTCCAACTATGTTGGGTACATCATTTTTTCTTGGTCCTGATGAATTTCCACTATTAATAGCCATAATTTAACCTGTTGACAAATAATATATTATATTGATTTGTCATTTCTACTCCATAGATAAAGTGTCAGTTAATTATAGTCCTAGAATGTTCCACCGTCAACTATAAAGCCTTCCAAGGCACTACTGTTTCCATAAAGAGCTCCAGATATTCCAACTCCACCAGTTACAACTAAAGTACCAGTTGTGTAAGATGAAGACGCTGTTGCTGCAGTAAATGTTGTAGCACCGTTTGAGGTTAAGGTAGTGAACCCGCCTGTACCTTTAGTTGTTGCGCCTATATTAGAAGAATCAATTGTCTTATTTGTAAGACTTTCAGATCCAGCTAAAGTAGCAAGAGTTCCAGTTGTTGGAAGAGTTACGGACGTTGTTCCAGTTGAAGTGAAAGTTACTGCATTGGCACCCGACGTCGTTAGGTTACCGCCAAGGGTAATTGTCTTACCAGTGTTTGCAACACCAGTACCACCGTATTGACCAGCGACAACTGTACCGTTCCAGGTACCAGTTGCAATAGTTCCTACAGTTGTAATACTGTCATCACCAGTATACGTTCCACCAGCCACTGCAGCGAGTGTAGAGTTGTAAGCCTGTACATCAGAGCCAATTGCTACTCCAAGGGCTGTACGGGCTCCTGAGGCGGTTGTGGAACCAGTTCCACCGTAGGCAACCCCTACAGCAGTGCCTTGCCATGTTCCAGTTGCGATTGTTCCAACTGAAGTGAGGCTTGATGCCGTTACTCCTGAACCAAGAGTAGTAGCGTTAAGTACGGAAGTTCCTGCAATAAGCAATGACTTACCGGTAACAAGGTCCATATTTTCTGATGAAGTCCATGCGTCAGTTGCGTCAATCCAGTTAAAGGTCTTGTCTGTTGCGCCCTTAAGGGTAAGACCACCACCATCAGCACCTGCGTCTGTTGGGCTTGCGACTGAACCAAGCTCGATGTTCTTATCATCAACCGTGATTGTAGTTGAGTTAATTGTAGTTGTTGTACCATTAACTGTTAGGTCACCCGAAAGAACAAGAGATGTACCAGTAGCAGCACCGATGTTTGGCGTTACAAGTGTTGGCGTATTGGCAAATACTAGAGCACCAGTGCCAGTTTCATCAGATATAATTCCAGCAAGTTCTGACGATGAAGTAGCTGCAAAAGCCGAAAGCTTATTGTTAGTAAGAGCTACTGTACCAGTTGCATCTGGAAGT